TGGTGGCGTCCACCAAGGTGGTCACTGTACCCCCCGTAGCGACTCCCGAGCTGCCCGCGAGTTTTCCAAACCCATCCCCTGAAGCGCATCCCGCCATGACAGATCCAAAATCAATCTCAACAGCCCCCGCAGCAGCTGCCTTCACATAAAACTTAGGCTTTCCCCCGTAAAATACTTGTATGATAAACGACTGCCACGAAAATGCAGGAATGTGCGCCGCTTTGGCCGCGTCAAAAGGCCCATCGCAGAACAGTATTTCACCTGCAGTTTCATTTTTTACAACAACCGAATTAGCGGCATAGTTATCAAACTCAAACGCGGTTTCTACCCCTGCTGCGAGGTTTTGTCTGTTTACCAGCATCAGCGATTTCTCCTTTCTCTGCCTCCGCAGGCATTTCTTCTGCGGCTACTTCAACGGGCTCTTCTGCTTCGGCAGACTCAACCCGATCCTGTGTTTCCTCCGGCTCAACGTAACCTGGCATCGCCTTTAAACAACCTTCCGGGCTGAATTCTCCTTTATATCCGTATTCTATCTTGTAGTTATTTTCTATAGCCCAAGCCCGACAGGCCCCCCAGGTTTCCCATTCAGGTGGCAGGGTCTTGTCTATATAAGCGTTCTCCCACATTTTAAACAGTGTCATTTGCGCCTCCTTTCCCCTTGTCCGGGTTTTTAATTAAGTATTCCAGTGTTGTTAAGTCTCTCGATACCAGCAGTTTGTTGCCATTTGGGTCTTTATCGCGGCCGTAGTCAGCCCGGGCCTCATTCGGGGTCTCCCATCCTCCCCTAATGGCCTTCTGGTGTACGTCTGCCCTAGTTGAAGCATCGGCCCTAAGTATCGCGTTCATGTCGAACACAAAATGTAAGCCCCTACGACGTTCCTCCCGCGTCAGGAGCTTTCTGTTCAGTTCCTGCTCGTAGGCTGTCACGATCGGCAGCATCGTCAGCATCAGAAACTCAAGCATCTGTTGCTCTTGCGAACTGAATGAGGTGTCGGAATAGTCGCCTAACAAGTGTGGAGGGATATTATAAACCATCGCCACCCTGGACCGGGATATTTTTTCAACCTCAAACAGCTTTGAATCGACCGGCGAAAGGCTTAGTGATTTAGCCGTAACACCAGATTCCAACAAGAGAATGTTTCCGGCGGTTTCCTTGTACGTTTCCATGAAGTCGTTTATCATATCTTCTTTTTGCTTCTGTCCGAGGTTAGCCGGGGCCTCTAAGACAACCTGGGCATTGATGCCTTTTTTAAGCTGTGAAGCGCTGAAGGTTTGGATCTCGTCGTTGTACGATAGTGTGTTAAACAAGACAGACACCGGATTCACGCCTGCATACCCGTTCGTGGAGATAAAAGGAACATGGATAATATAAAAGTTATGAATGAAGTATTCAGCACCCCGTTCAGGTGTAAGTTTGAACCATAATTCCTGTGATCCTTCTTCAAGTATTGGTTGCACCCGCAAAGGGTCAAGCGGTTTTAAACCTGTTAAGATTCCTCCTGCCCCAAAGATTTTCAAGGCGTAGGCGTTCCCCTCTGTTCCTCTGCAAGCCTCCATTGTCTTGAAAAACTGGCAGGAAGTCATATTCGTATTGGGCTCAAACCCCACCATGTCATTCAACTCATTCTTTACGGGTGTTGATGCCCGGTAGAGTTGGACAGGCATAGCAGACAGGGCATTAGATATTCTTGACACCGCTGAAAAAATCAGTTCGCTATTCCGCAGAGTGTAGTCACCCCTGAGCCATCTCGGCAAGAATGCGCTTGCTCTGAGCATCTTTCGTGTGCCCGGCGGTGTCTGAACGGCTGCTTTCCGCTTTAATTCGTCAATTTGGTTCTTTAGTGCCTCAATCTCTCTTTTTTTCCTACCGGGAATCATATCTGCAATTCTCAAAAACCATTCACCACCTTAATTTAATTTCAGCACCGTTGACACTTTTTGATCAGGCGCAATATAAGTTGGATGTTTTCGCATCCATTCAGTGTGAGCGGTCAGGAGTGCCGCAAACCCGTCTATTTTCCTGTTTTTGTTCTGTTTCGTCGGTAAATATGTCGCATTAGGGCCTCTTTTTGTGAGTTTTACGTTGCCCAAATACCAGAAAAACAGCGGATTGTTATTGTGGATAATATTCCTGTCAATGAACCGCTCTCTCAGATTGTCTAAAGGATTTGTCAAGGTTAGTTCCCCTTGCCGGACTTCGTTCAGTACAAACCCCTGCCCCCTCATCTCGTTCACCAACATAAACGCTTTTGCGGGGTCAAATCCAATAGAATCTATCCGGTAAAGCTCCCTCTGCTTCAAAAACCATTCTAAAACCAGCTCATATTCCACATAATCCTTGTCCACGAAGGTTAAAACCCCTTCGCGCTCAAGGGTCAGCCAGTCCAATTTCTCCTTATCCTCTTTGATTTTCTTTCTCGGGACCCAGGAATGTTC